GCAGGCTTCATAGCACCAGACATTCAGGTCGTTGCCTTGTAGGTCAACGTCGAATAGCTGCTCGCGGACAACGTCTGATACATCATTCAGTCTGACCGGCTTGCGGGTCAACATGCCAGCCAGCATCCGCTCAAGGCGCTGGTAGTAGGGCGGGCATACAGAACGAGAGAGTCTGTTGTCGTAGCTCTCATCAAGCTCCCGTGGCTCTTGCGGGAGGTAGCGGCGATGGCGGCGACGCAGTTCGTAGGTGCCGCCGACCAGATCTTCAATCAAGATCCAGTGCGGTTCTTGGTTGCGCCATGCGGCGTTGGGATCGTTGACCTTGGCGACGCGAGCGGTCAACTGGCGATCGTAATGATTGAAGCCGCTGTACACGTCTCTGCTTTCTCAGCTTTGCTGCATTGTAGGTAGCGAGGCTAGTAGATCCTGATGCCAGTGGATTTGCCAGCCTGCATGTACATCGGGTTGAAGGCACCAAGGATCAGGTAGCCCAAGCCGTCTGTCCAGTGCTCGATACCTGCTGACTTGTCGATCACGTAGTCAGAAGCCCCCTCTTTGTAACAGACGTTTTTAAGAGCCTTGATGGTGTGCTTGCAACGTGGGTGAACAAACAGTCGTAGCTGCCCGTCAGCAGTGCGGATCATCCAGTTGGTCGCGTTGATCTTGTCCTTAACTGCCCATGGCGCTTTAGGGCTGATGCACTGGAAGCCGTAACGGCGGATGATGTCGTGGTCGGTGCGACCCGCCGCAGATGTTTTGCGGGCGCTCCCTGTTGGATCTGGATAAGCAACAATTCGCCGGTCAGGGAATCGTTCCTTGAGGAGCTGGCAGACCTCATCGGTGTTGGACTGTTTTACTGCGAGTTCATCCCAGATATGCACAGTGTCACCGACACGAGAAGCCAGCACACCAGCCATGACACCAACATTGAAGTCAGTGCCCCAATAGATTTCTCCTCCGGTGTCTTTGACATCTTCGGAGACGTTGTCATCGCTGAAGTCAGGGTAGACGCGCCCAGCGAGGGTTTCGAAGGAAGCTAGGTATTCCTGACGGAAGGTGCGCTCGTCAAGGGTGCGACGTGCTGCTTCGATCTCATCGGCAGGGACGTTACCCCCTTCGACTGTGGTGTAGGAAAAGGTGCGCCAGTCTTCTTGGTTCTGAGCTTGCTCCCACAGGTCATGGAACCAGTTGAGCCCTGCTGGTGTGGTGATGAACCAGGCTGGACCACCTTGGTCTGACAGGGCAGGGCGCAATACCATCTCCCATGCTTCCTGCTTGACGTATGCCGCCTCATCAACGATCAGGCTGCTAAGGCTTACGCCGCGAAGGCTGTCGGCATTTTCAGCACCTTTGAGCGCAATGATGCTGCCATTGGCAAGCTCGACACTTAGTTCAGACTCGTTCTTTTTGACGTAGATATCTGATGGGACCATGGCGCGAAGCTGACGCCACGCGATCTGCTTGGCTGACTTGTAGTTCTGAGTGACGTACCAGTTCAGGCTGCCGGGGTTTTGGATCCCCCAGGCAATCAAGCGAGCGATGCAAAGGTAGGTCTTGCCAAAACGACGACCAGAGCAGAGGAGCTTGAAGCGTTCTGGTGATTCCCAAACCTCGCGTTGCGGTGTGGTGAGGCTGCCGTAGAGGTCTTGGGCTAATGGTTCCCAATCAAGATCTGCTTGGATCGGGATTGGCTCAGAAAGGATTGAACCACCAGGGCAGCGCGTAAGGATGCTCACGAGCAAAGCTGCGCGAGTCTGGCAGCAGTGTTAATGGCACCAAGGGCGATGTGATATTGCCCAGCACGACGGGCTTCAATTTGGAGTGTGGAGCATTGGGAGAGGAGGTCAGCGATCATTTGTGGTCGTTCGATGTCCCAGTCAGCTCGTAGCTGATCACGAGCCATCTGGAGGTATTTATCAACGGTGCGTTCACCGACCCCCCAGTTTTCGGCTGCAAAGCGAACGCAGTCAGAACGCCTACCACCATTAGCGATGATGCGAGCAAAGCGTTGAGCGCGCAGTTCAGTTTCTGCTTTTGTACCGCGATGGTCTGCCATTTATGACTCGAATGGCTTAGTGCATTTTAGGTATAGCATATTAGCGACGATACTTTTCGTGGATAATTTTAGGGCATACTTTATTCCAATCGTGTGTGTGATGAAGGCGTGGATTGGAATGCCCCATGAGTTCAATCCATGTTGAGGATGGAGAGATCATGACGGTGTAGAAAGATTTTACATAAGTGCCGCTTTCTTTGTAGGCTTCAGTGATGCCGCCTTTGTTCTTTTGCGTTTGAGCCTGTTCCAGCTGTATAGGGCAATAGGTAAAGAACAGTTTGCCTGTAGCACCGTGTGAGATGTAGGTATTGACATCGTCGTTGAATTTGCCGATGAAGTTAAAAGGGCGCTGTGAGTCGCAGAAGAATGAGTTCATTGCTTTGCGGAGAACTCGTCTTGCTTTCAGTGAATCTGTGTTGTAGTCACCACCTTGTGAGAAGGCAATGCTGGAGACGGATGGTGTTTCCTGCAAAAATTGGACCATGCCATCAAAGATGATGTCTAGGCTTTCTGCTCTGAAGTTGGAGTATTTAGGAGGTTCTGCTGGATTTTTACGACCGATACGGCGGTAAGCGAACCAACTGTAGTCGTCATCTAGCTGACAAAAGAAGCGGCAGCCTACTTGTTTTGCTAGATCCCAACAGGCGTTTCTAGCCCATAGTGGCGTGCGTCGATCAGTAGAGGTATCGCACGAGTCTGTTGTCTGAGCAATTTTTGCTTTTGAGAAGACTAGAACCTTGTCACCGTAGGTTGCTTTGTACTGATTTCCGGTTGGATCTTCATCGTCGATAACGATGTACCACTTACCTGTGTAGCCAGAGCGTTGAAGGGTCTCCAGAGTTTTGATGTTATCCGGTCTGCGGTTTGACAAGATAAAAACACAGAAGTCATTACGCATGTGGATGATCCTGCTTGAAGGCTTCTTCTACACTTTGGTCTAGTTTGACAAATCCATTTTGGATTGCTTGCTCGAAGTCAATGATGACGAGAGCAGAATCTTCAAAGAGGGTCTGGATTTCCTTTGGTGCTGTGGCGTAGAAGTCGGCAATTTTGCTGTAGTTAAAGGCTGTGTGGCGATGAGCGGCTGAGATTAGGAAAGCCCTTACATCATCAGGGATGTCAGCGTTTTCGATTTCAGCGATTAGCTGGTTTGTCTTGGTTGGATCGTAAAGCTGTTTCGGTTTGTGGATCTCTCCTGTTGGCTCGTATATCGGTGCGTTTGTCTTGTTGGTGTATGGACTGTCTTCATCTAGGGCTTCTTCAGTGCCGAAGAGATCTTCAAGCTCTTTTTTCTCGAACCACGCGGAGATGTCGTGCTCTTGGCTGAGCTGATGGAGCATTGCGCCATCCCATTCGCTGAGATCACTGGTGCGGTTATCAGCTAGGGCAAGACCAACCTTTTCGTCTTCTGTAAGCCCTGATCGCCTGACAGCAATGACCTCATCACCTTCTGCGTCGATGATGCGTACGTTTGTGATGCCAGCTTGCTTAGCACCTTCGATGGTGCCGTTGCCAGCAAGGATGCGATTCTCTTCGTCGATGACGATAGAGCGTGCAGCGCCGTAACGCTTGAGGGATTCTGCGATAAGCATCGCAGAGCGGTCAGTACGTTTGCGGGCGTTTTTATGGTCGTGCTTAAGGCTGTTGATCGATGTCATGCAGGTTGATCAGACTGGATGCCAGAACAGCTTGTTTTGTCTGTTGTTGACGAGGAGCATAGCCTGTTCCATCGCAGTTTCAAGATCACTGCATGGTTTTGTTTGGCAGATAATCGCACAGGATTGACTGTCGATGGCGACAATGGCTATTGTTCCTTGTTTTTGATCGAACGAAAACGTTACTTGTCTGCCGTTACCATCAACAGAAAATTCGACTGCCATAGCAGCGGCTCATTTTTATCACTGTAACCTTCTGAGCTGATTGATCTTTGGCTCAACCAAGTGATGTGACGAAACAACGCCACAGTTGTTGCCAACACAAACACGTACGCAACCGTCAGGCAAGTTTTCCAAGGTCGGTTGGACGGAGGTAGCGGCTGATTCGACCAAGTGGTTCAGGCGTTGGCGGGGGCTGTGGGTCATTGATCTGGTGGTAGAGGGCGGTGT